TTATTTTTCGCCCGTTTTTAAGTACTCTGCCAACTTATCTGCTGCTTCAAATTCCTGTTCTTGATGCACACGAGCATAAATCTGGAGAGTGATTGTTGGATCAGTATGACCAACCAGTTTTTGAACCGTAGACACTGCCACACCAGCAATCAGCAGGTTGGAAATGTAGCTCTTTCGGAACTTGTGCAATGATATGACGGGGGTCAGATTGTTGTTTCGAATAATAGTGCTCAACCACATTCTCGGCTTATCGACTCTGAACGGCTTACCAACTTTGGTTGTGAACAGCAATTGATGATGGTCTGCCAGTCTGACATAGCCATAGACGTAATCTGCCTGCTCCATTCGCCAGCGCTTTAGCCAATTAATTGTTTCCACATCAACGGGCACAGCTCTTCTACTGGCTCTGGTCTTTGGTGGATCAACAACTAGCCTGCCATGGAGTCCCAGAGAGAACGTCTTGTTGACACTAATTATTCGCTTGCGAAAGTCTATGTCTTCCCATTCAAGTGCCATTGCTTCACCAATCCGTAACCCAGCATAAGCCAGGATGCGAAACAGTACATACTTATATAGCTCGCGGTCTGGATTAATGCAATTGAAAAAGGCTATGAGCTGATGTCTATCCCAAAAGTCGTTAATTGCACCTACTTTTTCTTGCTCCCTAGGAACAATCACTTTTCTGGCTGGGTTCTTGAGAATGTAGTCTTGCATCTCAGCATAGTTCAGTACACGCTTAGCATGTCGAAAGTAACGTTTGAAATTGGTTGGCGATTCTTTGTACCACTTCTGTACGACAGCCTGTAGATCGTGTGCCGTGATCTGGTCAATGTACATATCACCAAGATCAGGCAAGATATGCAGATTAAAACAGTCTCTTGTCTTTGACCAACTGCTTTCTCTGACTGTAAGTTGATAGGCTTTTAACCATTCGTGACAAACGTCTTTAAACTTTCGTTTGACCTCAGCTTTTTGAGGGGAAGCTGTTAATTCACCATTTTGCACTGCCTTTTCAAGTTCTTTGCCTGCACTGATTGCCTCTTGCCTAGTTGTTTTACCACCTCTAACTGCATATTTCTTACGTCCTGTTTTTGGATCAACACCAATGTAAACTGTTGCCTTCCAACGGTGTTTGCCATTCTCAGTTTTGTAATTCTTAATGGAAGCCATTATTAAACCCCTCCACGCCAGCAGGCTATGTAGGGTCAGCATCAAGATTGTTCAACAATTGTTCTCCACGCACAAAGTGAGTAAAAACAGAGTGTGGTCAAGTCCGTGGTCAACAAAAAAATTCCCCAGCAAACAGCCAGGGAAATTCCCACATGATAGGAATAATCTTTAGAACCTCGATACCTTCTTAAATATATCGCACTAGCCAGCTGAATTCCAGCTAAAATTTTGGACTGCTTAAAACAAAGCAAAAAAAAGCATAAAATATTTTTCGCCTTTTTTCGAGCAACAGTTGGCTTTTGAACATTACTGTGCTAAACTCATTGTTGAAGTTGGTAAAGCGGTGCCTTTATGGTTTCGCTTCACCTGCTAATCAATTACAATTTACTTTAGGAGGAAATACCACATGAAGAAATTTTCAAAAGTTAAGTACTTCGGTGCTGTAGCCGCTGCCTTGTTGGCAGTTGCTCCAGTTGCAGCCCCTGTAGTTAGCTCAATTGCTTCACCTGCTATCGTTCAGGCATCAGCTCAAAGCGATGCACAAAACGTTTTGGATCACGCTTTGACGAGTTCCGTAACTGTTTCGGCAACGAATTCTGCTTCGCAGGCCGCTTTGTCTGCTTATCTCGGCAAGACCAGCAATGACTATATCACTCAACCGGCAACACCGCCTACTACTGCACCTGCTGCTGAGTCCAATCTATTGGGTGCAGCAGTAGATCCCAAGGCAACGGGTTACTATCAAGACCTAACTGGTTATAAACTCCAGTTCAAGATTGCTGACTATGCTGGTTATGACAGCCTTGATTCTTTGGCACATGACTTACTGGTGAGTGGTAAGACTTCATTCACAGTTAATGCATATCTGTACGACCCCTCAGATACCTCCTACACTACACCTTTAGCGACAAAGGCAATTACGTTGAATCTTACCCAAGTCGCCAATCCAATTGCTGCTACGAGTGCCTCTGTAGCTGATGGAGCTTCGAAGATTGGTGCTTCTCTTGCACCGCTTACTTCCTTCGCGTCAATTGCATCTGCAACTACATTTGCTGATGCTTCTGGTGCAACAACTGCTGCAACTGTTGCGGATTTCACCAGCTTCATTGGTTGGACTTCCAGTGCTAATACCAATGTTACAACGGCTGATGTGACACCGTCCGCTGCTGGCACGTACTACGCTTTGTTCTCAGTAAATCCTGCGAAGGTTGCAGTTCCTGCGAATACTAATCCGAGTGTTGCGTTACGTACTTCAGATAACGGTACGACGTGGGTTGTTGCTCGTAAGGTTGTCATTGCTGACTATATTGAGTCTTCTGCTAGTGGTACTGCTTATATCACAAACGGTCATGGTGCTACTGTGTTTAGTGATCCAACAACTTCGACAGCAACGGGTCGTTCTCTTGACTTGGGTTCTGCTTGGAAAGTTTACGGAGCGGTTAAGAACTCTGCCGGTACTGTATTGGCTTACAACTTAGGTGGTAGCCAATATGTTAAGGCTTCTGATGTTTCTTCGACTCCTGTTTCGACTCAAGGCGGCGTATTCACAGTTCGTTACCCTGCAAACAACAAGTGGTCGATCGCTGTTTACAATAGCAGCCTGAAGGTACAAAAGTTGATTCCTGCTGGTTCAACTTGGACGACCTTTGGCGTTAAGACATTGAAGGACGGTAAGTCCTACTACAATGTTGGTGGCGACCAATGGGTTCGCACTGACTATGGTTATTGGAACGCTAATTAATTAGTTAACGGTAGTCAAAAAGATGGTCCTTCGGGGCCATTTTTTTATTGATTTTTTTCTTTCTCTCTGATATAGTATTAGTTGAGGTTCTCATAAGCCTCTAAATGGTCGTCCTTCCTAAGGGGACGATCAGTCTTGATACAGCACTCCCTGCTAGCGGGAGTGTTTTTTTGTTTGCACAAAAAAAGAGCCCCTAGTTTCCGCTAGAGGCTGACGTCGGTATATCGATCACTTCGGAGGAAGTGACTTTGCTGATTGCTCAGCATCTTTACTATAACACAAATTGTTCAAAATGCCATACCTGAAGTCAGTATTTTGCCCCGCAACCCACGGTATATTCGATGGGTACAAACTCATTCGTCGAGACCTGATAGCACCACTGACCTTTAACACTCGTCAAATATTTGCTGCATTTCCAGCTTGTGCCAGCCTTAAACTTGCTATTTGAGCCACTGATCTGCTTTCCGTTCTTGTCTATAGCCATGATGCCATAGCCTTGTGTGTAGTTGATCTGGCAGATGTTCACTAAAGTAGTGCCAGACTGCGGATAGTATTCGTCTCCGCCCAGGTTGTAGTAAGGCAGGCCATTAATGCTCATGATGCCATAACTTCGCCACTGAGATTGATAGACAAACTTGTTATGTGTGCTCTGGTGTTGATAACCATCAGCCCAAACGCTGTTATATCCACCCAGAGCAGTAATCACGTTGTAGTCTGTTGGCTGCTGTTGAACAGGTGTTTGCGTGCCTTCATAACGATAGGCATAAAAGTAAGGCTCACCGTCAGCATACCAGTAAGCATCATGATTGTTGATAGACACGCCATTATGTGCGTAGTTGCAGTGGATAATGTTTTGACCATCAATGAAAATGCCAGTGTGGCCGCCAGCACCTGAGCTATCGCCTAACTTGCCCCAGATAAACACGTCACCACGTTGAGCATTCCAGTCTGAATCATTTGCTACCTGCTTCCAACCGTTAGCTAGCAACCAAGCGTGCATACTTTCAGTATTGAGTACATAGCCAGCAGACGGCATTCCACCAGCCCGTAAAGCCGCATATACAGCGCCTGAGCAGTCAGCCGTGCCATCTGTGCCAACTCGACTGCCATCCATTGAATAAGTGACACCAGCCCTTTGCAACTGGTACATATAGGCAATAGCGGCATCAATGCTGAATGACATTAGCATCAGCTCCATTCACTGCTGTTTCATGTAAAACACTCAAAGTGTCATCATCAGTGTTGATTGGCTGAATCAGCGTTGTCTCAGCAATTTGCTTGCCCTGTGGATTTGGATTTGGGACTTGAACAGCTGAGCTAGGTGCTACAACTTGAGATGCACGACTGAGAACTAATGAACTGTCGCCAATGCCAGGCGTGGTTGGATCAATAGTCACTCCAAGAATAGTCAACACAGCAAAGATTGAATTAATCACAGCTGCAATCTGCTGGTTCAAAATAACAAAGTCCCATTTGTATCCAAATACCGCAGCGCCTGTCTGCACAACCAACAACACGGCCGGAACTAGAGCCAGCCAAAACTTTACGCTCAAAAAACGCACTTTCCAGTTAATCTTCATGCTCATTGTCTCCTTTAATCCCTGCATGATCTTCAAGTCTTGTCAATCTGACTGAATGGCTATCCAACTCGTGGTCATGTGTTTTCAATCGGTCATCTAGGTCTGCCAGCTCTTTCTCGTGAACCCTGAGCTGTTGTCCAATCTGCCCAGACAGGTGCTGAATATCAAGTCGCAATGGATCAAGGGCAATCTTTTTGAATAGCCAGCTGCCGCCTGAAACTAAAATAGCTACTGCCGACAGTGTTTCAGCCCATTCGTCAATAGATAAACCTAAAATTAGATGCACTTAATCACCCTTCTCCTCAACATACTGTTTGCCAGTGATCTGTTTGTATTCGTCAGCTGTGATTGCTCCAGCTTGTACATAGCCTTCGATTGGGCAACCCCACGAATACATCAGCTTTACAAAATCAAGCATTAGCACTCACCACCTTTGCAGACAGTTTAGCCACCATCATGCCTAATTGATTGATGGCTAATTGTTCAGAACTAGGTTGACTGGATTGGCTTTGTATCTTTGTAATAGCTGCCAATTCTTCTGCTGTAGCACCGCTTATCCAACCTGTGCCATTCCATTTTGGTTTGATACAATTGCCAGCTGGCGGTTCAGCTTCGATCACTGTTTTGCCATCAACTTTAGCATTCTTGCCAGCCATGTGTGCAATTGTGCCATCTGCATTCAATCTCCATTTGAACATTTAACATTTGCTCCTTTGCATTAAAAGCTAGTGATATCAGTGGCCATGTACGCAATCGACAGCGACAAATACCCATATTTGTACACAGTCCCAGAGTTAATTGTCAAAAAGCCGCCAGTCTGTAGCAATAGATTAGCTGATGATGCTCCACCAACATTGCTGTTCACAGTAGTAGCAGGAACAACAACATTATTCACCGGAAGTGCCCAATTTGGCAATGACACGAGGTAGGAGCCACTTGTCACAGCACCAGCGGTGTGAATGTAAGCAGACAGGAAGCAGAAGTGGCCTTTACGAACAAGACTAAAATTGTTGTTATAAACACTCGTGCCACTAGGCCATCCACAAGAGTATTGGTCACCGCTGTTGTAGACTGCATCTTGAATGTTAAGATAATTGTCGCCTAAACTAGGCGTGTAGAAACTTAGTGAGCTGTTGACTGGGTCAATAACCGCATTGGCTTGTTCTCCAACATATGGGTTGCTGGAATCGTAGCTTGACTTGTAATTCCACATCATTTTTAGCAGTCCAAGAGATGTAATGTCTGTTCGCTGAATGATTTCATTGCCATTGTTCCATCTGTCCGTAACGATTGAATAGCCATCGCTGTTCTGTGTCTGCGTTGTTGTTAACGGATTGCCATCAGCATCACTAGAACTGCTGACATTTGTTATGTCTGAGCCAGTAATGTTTACGGCATCCAATGATCCAGCCGACACATTGCCTAGATTTGCAGAAAGTGCACTTAAACTGCTGACATTCAAGGCCGTAGGATTGATGGAATTAGTCACCCATTCCCCGCCGGTGTATTTATGCACCTGCTTTATGTGACTGGAATCTGCACCTTCAAACCAAATCAAGCCTTCATGTGGTGAGCTTGGCACTGTTGTTGAGATGACAGGAATCAAAGCCAGTGCATTATTAGCTGTTGTATTGGCTCCATTTACTGCTGCTTGTGCTGCTTGAGCTGTGCTATTGGCAGTTTTAGCAGTTGTGTTCGCTGTATTGGCTGTCGATTGGGCTGATTCAGCTGTGCTATTAGCCGTGTTAGCTGTCGATTGAGCAGTATTAGCTGTTGATTGAGCTGTGTTTGCTGTCGATTTAGCAGTATTTGCTGCTGTTTCTGCTGATTCAGCTGTTGTTTTAGCATCATTAGCTGCTGATTGAGCGCTATTAGCGGTTGTTTGAGCCGCTGCCACTTGTTTTTTGAGCTGGACAATGTCATCAAGATTTGTTCCACTGTCTAGTGTCTTATAATCACCAAACTTAGCTGATGTTTTTGCTGGATTGTCTAAACAGATGTCAAGTTCTACCACTCTTGTGCTGTCTCGAACAATGTTGTTAGGGTCGTTGGAGATGAGATAAAGCGTGTCGCCAATCATTATGTCATCGGGCAAATAGGCCAGTTTTGTGTCGAACGTGACAGATGGTGATGAAAGTGTTTGCAATCGAGCTATTGTGTCTGTGACTAGCTGTTGCTGGCTTGTGGCACCATCATCTTCATATGTGCCAATGATGTAGCCTGCCCCATTTTGCAACTGTTGATTAGCAACTGTGTCCATCATGTAACTAACACCAGCTGGTGACTTATATCTTCCGTCGCTTGATGTGTAGTCTAGACTGGTTAGGTTGATTCCGCTTGCACCAGTAGCTATCAGAGCTGTGACTAGGCTTGATGTGTCTATTGTGCGATCAATGGAAGTTACGTTTTCGCCCCACCCAAGCATAACATCGTGACGTTCAGTGCCTAAGGACGAAACAATATCAACATATTTACCAGTCAGATTGTAATGATTGTCCAGCTCTGTTCTGAAATCCAGCTCCACACCAAAGGTATCAGCAATCGAATACAGCCTAGCAATTGGCGTGGATGCATCAGAAAAGCTGATTTTTTTAACCAAGCTGTTTCCTACTTCGTCACGACCAACTTTCCAGCCTGTGTTAGCAAGGGCTTGACCAACATAATAACTTGCCGTTTGTGGGTCAGCAGGTGCACCAGCAGCAGCTATTTGACCATCAATTAACTGTAGGGCTAAGGCATTGGCTGTGATGTTAAAGCTGCCATCATCTCCGACTTCAACTGTTACGATTTGAAAGCGCCACGACCGATTTTGGTAAACAAACGTGATGTAATTGTTGTTTAGCATCAACCCTGAGGCATCGTCATTTGCTGGCAGTGTGAATGTTAAAATTGCAAAGTTTGTGCTCAATGACCAGGTCAAAGTTGAATCGTAGTAACCGGCTGTAGAGCCTAAAACCGTTTCGTTCGGGTCCTGAATAATGAACTGCGGCTTGTTGTAAACCAATTGTATTCATCTCCCATCAAATGTATCTAGGTCTGAGAGTTGCAGTGACTTGTGGTGCTGTCGCTGTGTCAGACCAATCGAGATAAATAGTTGTCGAGGACTGTGCTGGAACAAGCAACTGGGTGGATGAATGATCTAGCACATCATAAGCTGGCAAACCATTCACATCTACTTTCACCATCTGTCCATCAGAGCTGATTAAGTCAACAGTTGAGCCAGAATAGAATAGATTGGCTGTCGTTTGCCACTTGGTTGAGTAGCTAATGCCTTGAACATAACCAAAGCCAAAGTTGAGAATAGGCAAAACGCCATTAGGTCCACACCATTGACCAGCATAATAGAGAACGCCAGCCACTTGTGTGTTCTCTAAACCTGCATAGTGGAACGTACGTTTGTAGCCACTGCTGTCAGTCTTATTGTTGAATGTGAAAACGATGTCAGCACCATTCTTTTCAATTTGAATAGGACCTTGAAAGTCATGCAGTACCCAGCTTGTGTTTTTAGCATCATTCCACTCGGCCACCACGTCATCACCAACCCAAAGTTGTAAATCGACGTGATCTGTTGTGCCTTGAACCTTGTTCCAGTAGTACCCAGCAATGCCAGCGCCATTAGCATCAACCAGGCTGATTTCAACAGCACCATAGTTCTTATTCTTGTTGTAGCTAGTGTTCAAATTGAACGTTGACCAGCTCAGAACATGTGTGGATGGTTTTGAATAAGGAAAATAGAGTGATGCACCATAGATTTGGCCATAACCCGGGTTGCTTGGGACACCAAATGTATTTACATAGGCAACTTCGTCTTTTCCCTTTTTATTGCCCATTGATTTAACTGCCCATACGCCATTAACTGGTGAAGTTGGGAAGTGATGGGTTGGATATTTGTTCTGTGTGCCTACCAGATTGCCATTTTGAAATCCAACGTTAAAATCAACATTGACTTTGTCCCCATTGGGCTGGGTTTGACCATTTATATCACCCGCAGAAGCACTACCACCATTTAATATCTGACCACTGAAATAACCATTGTCGCTAGTCATGGTTGCTTCAAGGTCAACTGGTGTGTCTGCTGTGCCCGGATTTGTGATTGTGATGGTGTTACCTCCATCATTTGGTTCTGTGATCGTATCTATGGCATAGATAAAAGGGTCGTAGCAAACAAAAGTCAGACTGCCACCAGACACGATTCCATTGACTGGGGTTAGTTTTTGCGAATCACCACCAGCTGGCACTGCCATATAATACTTGTCTGGCTCATTGCCCAAAATCAATTGAGCGGGCTGATTATTGCTTGAACCCAATGCACCTGCTAGATCGTGTTTATAGCTTTGGTCAAGCAGATAGTAAGTCAGGGAAATTGTCCGTGGCCCCCATTTGTTGCTGAGCAGTTTTTGCCCAGGTGATATGCCAATATCCACTGCTTGTGGCGTTGTTGTTGGTATGGCTCCAATGTCTATGCCTGTAATGCCTATCCATTGTGCTAGATCAATGCCATTGAACAGTACGCTCATGCCTTTATCAGCCAATTACTGTCGCCCCTCCATTCTGATAGCTGTTTCTTGATAGTGTTTTATTGATTTTTGCTGTTGTGTTTTGAATCTTAGTCAGTGGTTCGTTGAGTGCTTTGGCTGCATCGTCAGGATTCATGACTGACACTACAACCATCTGCTGTAGAGCTTGAGTTAATCCAGCCAAGTCAGCATGTAATGTGTCCAGCTTGCTGCTCACATCACTATTATCAGTAGTAGAAACAGGCTGTTGGCCACGATTAATCACTGTCATTGCTTGCCCAAGTAGCTGCCATGCACGAGACGCTTTAGCTGCTCCTAAAGGCAATACTGTTTCAGGACCATCGTCGCCAATGATTGCAGAAAGTGGACGATTGACTAATCCACCATTTGCCATCCTTGGAGCACCAATAGGACCATCATTTCGCCAATCCCACTTGTACATTCCACCCCAACTTGGATAGGTGACGTAGCCAATACTATTTCGCCAGTCAGAGTTGTTAAAGAAATGGACAAAATTATCGAGAACACTTGAACGATAATTGTGTCCTGGAACGTTGTAGTAAGCCCAAGTTGATGGAATGTATTGCAGTAACCCTACTGACGCCATGCCAGCCATTGCATTACTGTCTGTTAGGTTTGCAGCATTGGAATTGCCACCAGATTCAGACATCGCCACATTGGCCAACGCTTTTATGAAGTCGTCCGAAGGATTAACGCCCATGATGCTTGCAGCATGACGGGCTAGTGCTTCCAGTTCTGGATAGGATTTCTTTGCGCCACCTCCAAGTGATGAATCGTCCATTGATTGCTGAATTTTTGCCAGTTGTTTTTTGAACCAAGAAGCAACATTGCCGATCAGCTTATTAATTACACCACCGGCTAAATCACTGAACATCTTGACGCCGCCAGAAATTCCAGAAACGCTAGACTTAATCAGCTTTCCAACATTTTGAATCGGGTGTGCAAGCCAATCTCCAACTTCCTTAGCTTTATCCCAAGCTCCACTGAAGAAATTGCCGATTCCGCCAATCACACCACCAAGATCATAGTGTTCAATTCCAGCCATGTTCATGATTGCTTTTGTTTCTTGACCATTGAAAACACGCGTTCCTTCAGGCAATAATCCTGTGGCATTGCGTGTTTGGCTCATTCCGACTTGACCATTTGGAAGCTGATAAAGCTCTTTCCAGTCTTCTCCAGCACCATCATTGACCATGACAAGATGCATCTTGCGCTCAACTATACCGCCTTGCTCAAAATGTACAGGTGATAACTTGTGTAATGCGTCTTTGCCAGTAAATTTCTGCCAAACCCAGTTGATGCCTGAAATGGCTCCATTAATGACATTGATTATTGCGTTCATGCCGTCGGAAGCGGCATTCTTCATGCCATCCCACATGTCAGAAAACGCTGACTTCATGCCATCCCAGGCGGCATTCCAAACACCTTTGATTGCACCTAAAACTGTTGAAATAACATCCTTAATGCCACCGAAAACGTCTGAAACAATATTTTTCATGCCATTCCATGCGTCACTCAACAGTTTTTTGATGTCTGACCATGCTTTTGACCAATTGCCAGATAACAAATCTAGGCCAACTTTGAGGATGTCGGTAATGATTTTAAGCGCTGATGAGATGGTGTCTTTGAGTACTTTCCATGTGGCAGACAGAACAGATGAAATAATGCTCCACATGCCCTTCCATACAGCAGGTAACACTTTGGCGTAAATTGAAAACTCTGCCTTGAAAAAGCCAAACATAATACCCACAACTGGCTTAATCGCTTTCCATGCCACTTGGATAACTTTAATAACCAGTGCCCATGTTGTCTGAAACAGCTTACCAATCAGTCTTAAAATTGGCTGAATACTCTTCCACATTGCCTGCATTCCAGAAATAACAGCCCTTAAAGCTGGTTTTAGAGCATTGCCAATTGTCTTAGCAACGTTGTTTACTGCATCATGAAACGGTTTGATGTGCTTATAGGCTTCATAAAATGCTAGTCCAGCAGCCGCAATTGCTAAAACGATCCCACCTGGACCACTCAGCAATAATTTCAAGGCACCAAATGCCTTAGTTGCTCCACCTAAACCGCCAGCACTAGACAACTTGCTCAATGCACCAAAGTCTTTAATGCTTTTCAAGGCTGTTAAACCTTTGAAAGCACCACCAACAACAGCAGTAAACTTGACTATTTTTGTCGTCGCCCATAAAGCCAGCAGCGTCTTAGCTAATGTTTGAATTGCTGTTTTGTTCTTGGCAATATTGCCTAATGCTGTGTTTGCATTTTTCAAGGGATCAGCAGCCTTACTTGCACCACTACCCATCAGGCCAAAGCTCTGGGCTATGCTCGAAACAATACCAGAAATTGTGTGCCAGATGGCCGAGCCAAATGTCTTAGCAATGCTTAGAACAGATGAACCAATGCCAGTAATGTCACTCCGGTGTGCTGCTAAATAGCCTAATAGCTTGGTTGCTTGTGTCGCAATGTTAGCTATACCTTTTCCTAGCATTGTAGCTGCACCTTGAACAGCTGGACTGGACATTAGACTGGCTAGCTCTGACATACCTGTGTTCTTGACACTTAACAGAGGGGCAGCCATCTTTTTCTTCAAGACGTCCCATGATGCAGACATTTGAGCTTGCGCACCATCGGCTGATTTCCCAAAGTCTTTGTAAATTTCGCTTGAATTTTTGCCAGTCTTAGCCAACAAATTAAGGAAGTCGGTAGACGAAACTTTACCAGCAGCAACCATCTTTGCAAATGCATCCTGAGAAACGCCTGCTGCTTTGGCTAATTGAGCACCTAGGTTGGGTGCTGTCTTTTCAAGTCTTGCCAGTGAGGAAGTAGACAGCTTTGTTTGTGAAGTGACTCTGGTCAGTTGTTTAGCAAAGCCAGATAACTGGTCACCGTTCAGCCTGGCACCTGTACCAATGGCTGTAATGCCGGCTGTAACCGCTTCGGTCATCTGGGTGTTGCCGTGAGTGACGGTATCGACGGTTTTTTGCATCCCGCCAATGGTTGAAATAGCTTGCCCAGACTTGGAGGTTAGATCACTGACTTGATTGCCCAGTGATTGAACATCTTTGGCTGACTTACCCATCTGCTCCCAAGTTGTTGCTGACTTTTCACCAGCTTCATCCAACTCTAGACCACTCTGAACAGTAGACTTGATAGCACCTGACAGATCACTCCAACCATTGGTAATTGCATTGCTGACCACGCTACCTTCAACAATTTTCTTGAATAATGATGGCGTCTTTTCAGCTTGTTTGTTTGTGCCACTGATTGCTGTCTTGATTTTGTCCCAAGCAGTCGGATTAGCTTTGTCCATTTCGGATTGAAGACCAGTCATTGATGACTTGGCTTTGGCTAGACTGGTTGCGGTCTCATCAACACGTGTTTTCTGCGTACGCCATGCGTCACTATCTTTGCCTGATGCAGCTGCGATCCTGTCTAATTCCTCAGATTGCTTGCTCAGTTGTTCATTAAGGCTTGAAATGGAAGACTTATAGCCTTCCATTTTGGCCTTGTTTGCTTCTTGCTGATTGCCCTCAGCCTCTAATCGAGTGACATAGGCTTGATTAGCTCTTGCAGCAGCGGTGTACTCACTCTGTAAAGCAGCCAGCCCAGACTTTTGATAGTCCATGGCCGCCTTGGCTCGCTCTTGCTGGGCTTGCATGCTGGCCAGCTGCTTGTTAGCGCCATCGATTTGTTGCTGATATTTTAGATATTGTTGAGCAACATCGGCTGTATTGCCCTTTAATTCAGCCTGTTTTGCTTTAAGAGCGTCAATCTTAGACTGCTGTGCTTCAATAGACTTACCCAAGCCGTCATATTTAGCCTGCGCCGCACCTGCGGCATCACCAGCGGACTTCATTTCGGCTTCTTGGGCCTTCCATGCTGATTGAGACGACCGAACTAGACTGGTCAGGCTCTTAACCGATTCGGATGCTTTGACCAGGTCCAGGGCAATTGATGTGGACATTGTCGCATTAATCTGTTGTGCCATTTTTTATCACCCTTTCTCTTGGTATTGTTTCCACATCTTGCCCGGATCAACCGGACGATCCTTCTCTTCGCGCGCCGCCATCATATTGCACATCTCGTAATAATCTGCATCATCAAAATCTTGAATTGACCAATGGAAGTAAATTACGGCTTGCTTTTTCATTAGTAAAAAGTCTTCCCGCCGGTTTTTCAGCTGGAAGACTCGTTCTGGCGGGCTAATCCTTGTCGCTTTTGTCGGCGGCCTGTTCTTTCTTGTTGGCCATAGCGATGTCCTCATCTGACATGCCCATCATTCTTTCAAACGTGTAATTGACAGCTTCAATCGTTTGCTTGAATTCCATTTCGCCCAGCTTGTCTTGTTCCTGCTTGTTCAATCCAAGAACTGTGGTCAAGAAGTCAATGGACTGGTGCAACAGGTCCCGTTGCATCTTGATGATTTCGATTGGTTGCTTATCTGCAAGGTCATCGGATTGAGCCATGAGCAACTGCAGGTCATACATTTTTTCCATGTTCTTGTTGCTTGTCTTGACTACGTGTTCCCGATTGCTGATTTGGCTAACTTTAATTTTCATATGTGTACCGTCCTTTTGATTTTTAGTATTAAAAATGCCGGCCCAAGGACTTGCACCATTGGTGTGGCTGCTACCGGCTATTCAGTCAATGCTGAGATTGCTGTTCTTTCGTTTTTAGGTTGATAGTTATGCATTTGGTAATTATTAAATGCGTCAGAATCGGTCTCTCCGCACTAACTAAATGTAAGCACTAACTAAATGTTAGTGTCCAGTGGTCGTAGTCGTGGACGTGGGTGTGGTCGGAGTGCTAGACGGACTAAGAACATAGCCCCCGAACACCTCAGAGTACATATGTGCCTTGTCAAAATTGCTATCCAGATCGCTGTACAGTTTGTAAGCAGCTCCGCCAAAAGAATCGCACGTTAGAGCCGTAAATGTCAGAGTGTCATCAGCATATTGACTTTGGTTTGTGTCCGTCTGCAGATTGGCACCGCTCTCGCTCAGGATACCATCGCCAAAACCGTAATAAACATAGTGTAAGCGGTCGATTGTTTGAGTCGTAATGAGCATAGCCACATGCGCTTGGATTCCTTGGTCGGTATATCCACCTTTTTGGTCATTAATCATCCCTTTGATCTGTTGCTTAATTGCAAAATTCAGATCATTGATGTCGAGAGCCACAGACGGTTCAGCCTGAGGAATATCGACAGCTTGAACTCGGTTAAACCCATACTTCTTGACAGGCGTACCAGACAGACCAGTAATGTTCGCTGTTTTGCCCCCGAGGTCCGCACGACCAACCACATACAGGCCATCTGTGCCCAATCCTTTACCTGTGCCAGTAATCAATTTTTGGTCTTGGTCAACCAGGCCAAAAGCAATACCATATAAACCTACAGTCGCCATTAAAACGTCTCCTTTAATATCTTTGTTCTGCTGAAATAAAATGTGTTGCACAATTGTGCTGTTTCTGGGTCTAATGCTCTTTGTCTTACTGCTGCTACCCGCCAATGTTGATGTGTAAAGGCCTTCATCATGCTGACTTCAATGTCTTCTGGGTCTGAATCAAGCTCCTGTGAATACCAAATCTGTATCTCCACCTCTTGATTTAATGCCCAAAAGTCGTTATTACCAAAACTTGATGGATCATTGGCAGAATCAGTGACTAACACGACTGTTTTATCTGTGCTGTCTATCGCTTCTTGAGGCAAATTGTTACCATAAATTGCATCAACACCAGCAATACTGGCTTGGCTAAGCAACTCAACAGCATCATCTACTGCACTCAATGACCATCACCGCCATTCAACTTGGCGATAATCTTGTTGTATTCAGCTTGTTCAGCCGCAAACACATCGTTTTTAGCATCGTCTCTGGCATTGTCCACGAAATGGTCACCACGTAGCTTTTTAGTGCCATCGTTCAGAAAACGTGCCACAAATGCTTTATTGCCAAACCCTGCAACAGACTTGCCATTATGTTCTTTGTCGATGTCACCAGTGGAAGAACTAATGTCATCAGACAAATGCCCGTAAGCACCACCATCACCTTTTGTGTCCGGATGTTTAGCCTTGGTGTCTTCAGTGAGCTTAGTGGCTAATACATCGGCGCCAGCTTTTGTTATTTTTTCTTGGTCTTTAATGCTCAGTTGTGCAGCCTTACTCACCTGTTTAAGCCATTGGGCAAGCGCTTCGCTCATGTCCATCGCTATGCCCCCTTTGTTATTTTAACAAGGGTCAAGTAATCGTATCTTATGGCATTATTGCTGTCGTCTGGGCTGACATCTGCCACGTTATAAACAACACCATCAATTCTGGCTTGTTGCTGTGCTATGTTCCTGTCATCGTGCCTAACAATTATCGTGATTGAGTTATCAAGTCTGGTTCCAATTAGTGTATATTGCTGGGTGAGCGTCCGTTTCTGCTGCTTGAAATGAAGTGTGTAAGCGGGAACAAAGACTGAAACATTCAAACCGGCTTTCGTGCGATGTGATTGTGGACTACCAAGCTCAACAGTCTTGCTGAAATCAGAAGGAATAAAACTAACTGCCACTACTATCACCGCTATCTGTGCTTGGTGGATTGGCCTGAAGATGAGTCAACATCATCAAAAGTCCGTTGGGCATACCATTTGACAGTGTCCGATCATAATACATGGCTGTTGCAAGCGTTTTAATGGCTGGAATGGTCAATGAATCATCAGGGCTGACGTCAGCTGACCGTGAAACCACTTCTTTGGCTGTAATAACAAGCGATTGCACAGTGGGCAGTTCCGATTGGTCAAGATTCAGCTCAGCCATCAGGTCATTAGCAATCTGGCTTATGTCTATATCTGTCGAATCTGCCATCTCATCCTCCAATCTGCAATGCCGCCGGCGCAGGCCTATTGTTTACTTTCTTTTGGCGACTGTTGCTTAATTTCTGCTTACTACTTGCCAGTGGTGGTTGTCGAAGTAGTCGAAGTGGTGGATGCTACAGGCTTGAAGGTGATAAACTTCCCGGCTTGACTATCAGCCACTTTGTAATCAGAGCGAATAGCCGCCAACAGCACTTGTTCAAACTGTTCGTTTCGAGCCCAACTCAGATTTACATTGCCACGAATTGCCTCTAAGACAAAGGCAGATAAGTCACCAACGAATGCCTTTTGGTCACCTTGTGCACCCAGAACATCGTCAGAAACAACCAAGCAAGTGGCACCAAGGAATTGCTTACCCGTCGGTGCTGAAATGGAATCCTCAAGCAAGTAACGACCATTTGCATCCTTGGCTTTGTCCAGAGCGGCGAACATAGATTCGCTCATTACCCACATACGGTTTGAATAATTAGACAAGCCAATGTTGTAACTGTCTTTCAAGTCATCAATGGACGTAGCAGCTACTGGAGTAGCTTGTTGCAGCACGGCCCCAATCTGATGCTGTTCAGTGCTAGAAACGATATTATTAACATATGTGGTCAGAAGACCAACAATGTTCGGAAAATCTTGAGTCATTTCAAGAGAAATAGGAAGTTGACCACGCCGAGTAACGACATCGTAAGAAACAGGCGTAATCGTTGCATTACCAATCTGCGGGTTTTCTGCCAATTCTACCGCTGTTACCAGCTGTGCATTAACCTTTGACATAACCGGCAATTTGCCAGTGGGTGCACTGACTTCAACTCGATTAACATATCCAGACAATTGTGTCGGATCATTGGGTTGGGCCATAATGTCAAGGACTTGGGTAGGTAAAACTGCTTCCCCGGCAGCACTATCAAAGCCAGCACTGTCACGCTTAACTTCACCGGTCCGTAAAAACTCTTGGAAATCCCGTACTTCTTCACTTTCTACCTTGTCGGCAGTTAAATTCTTAGCCATATCTTTAGCTCCATCTCGTTTATTTTCGTTTGTGTCTTGTTCTGTGGTCTGCTCAACTGGCTTGCCGTCACGCTGTTCTGTGATCTGTTGCTCAGGCTTCTTTTGGTCAAGAATGACATTGTCTGAATCGTCTGGGTCATCATCATCTTGTGTTGGCTGTTGTTGAGCTGCCAGCTGTTGACTTAAGGATTGAATTGCTTGCTGTAAAGTTGCAATCATGCTCACCAAATCGCCACTCGTTGGCTGTGTGGTTGTGCCATCGTCATTATCACTAGGCGCAGTAGGTGCTTGTGCTGGTGTAGATACTGGTGCAGCATCTCGCTGTTCCTCTTTATCTGCTGGCTGGTCAATGACGATCTTGGTATTGACCTGTGCTTGAAGGTCAGCTAATTGGTCTTGAAACTTTTTCAAAGACCGCATTTGCTCATCTCTGCTTTGTGTTTCTTTTTCCTCTGGCTTTTCTGCCATTGTTTCAACTTCTTTCTTGCTTGATAAAAATTGAGCTAAATCTCTCTGAACTTGAACAGATGTCTCAGTGTAAGCGGGTATCGGAGTTAGACTTAGTTCAAACACTTGGTCAATTTGATTGATTAAATGAATTGTGTTGCCGCTTGCATCAACAGACCAACTATCTCCACCATCAGCAATCGTAAAACCGAACGACATGCCCTTAATGTTTCCATTTTGTATGTTTGTAAATGTGTCATGACCAAGTTGAGTGTTAGGTAAAGTGGCTGAGAAATGTAATCCGTCCTGTTGAACACTGGTTGTAAGCGTTCCTGAGTCCGCACGAGCCAAAATATTGCTAAAATCATGTGAATAAAGCAGCAAAACTTGGCTTAAATCAACACCATTTAAGGCATTTGGAGAAATATATTCGGTAAAATCGCCCTTGACTGACGGCTGATTGAAGACCGCCGCTGTACCGCTAATCTTCATCTGACCCGTTGAACCGGGCGTGTCAGCCCGTATCTGCACGTTGTAGGTGCGGATGTCCGTATTTTCTTGCTTAGTCACTCAATCACTCCCCTCTTTTGCAGCATCTTTTGGGCCTGTAATGGGGTAATAGCCGGGGTTGTACCAGACATCAGCTTCTGAATCTGACTGATTAGGGTTGAGTTGTCGGCATCTACTGCACTGGATTCATCAAAATCCACAGAGACGCCAAACTTAGCCGTGGCCTCGCTTTCCAGCGGCATGGTGTACCGGCGTAACGTGTTGCGGTACAGACCCTTAATCATGTCAATGGAAGACTGCTGGTCACCTTGACCATTGACGTAATCAGCGGGCACCCCAAAGGCTTCTGCGATAGCGTTCTTGCCAAAATCCATAGTGGATAGGAACTTAGCCACGTCCGCGTTGATCTGCAAGGTGTCAACGGAATAAAGCTGGTCTTCCACCAGCGGGCGGCCTGCGTTCTTACCGCTGTTGGCTGATTCAAAGGCGGTTCGGGTCGCTTCTTTTTCCTCTGGGGATAAGGCGCCTTCGTTGACCTTGATACGGATACTGGGGTTAATCGCATTCTTCAACGTTGAAAGTGTTAATTGCTGGCTAAAGTCCTGCATATTGACGGACTTGGTTAGACTTTCCAGCGGACTAATGCCTATCAGTGCGTCATTCTGGTTGGACCCAGTGGATAACAGGCGAAAATGCAGCATATTTGCGGCTGGATAGGTCTTGGCACCCCGTTCATCGGCGTAAGTAACCTGATAGGTCAGGTTAGAAGCGTCATCGGCCAATATCACATTGACCTGACTGGGCGGCACCAATTCCAAGCCTGTGGGCACGTTTTTCGTATTTCGATCAATGACCACGTAACTATTGCCCGCTAGTAATAAGGACGCCACCACGGATTGCCAGAAGTTGTACGCACTGATGAGCTTGCTCGGGTGCAGCATCGCTTGGTCAAACGGCGGCTGGGTCGTAATGGCGGCAGATGCCACATCACTAGCGATCAGGTTGACCACCGCAAAGACATCGGCGTTCTGCAAAGCGTATTGGGCGCTAACCAAGTGATTAGGCAACACCACCCCGTTTTCAATCGTGAAACTATTGAAGTTCTGACTGGGGATGACCATTGATCGCCGTTGCAGTTTTTCGTATGGATTCCAAACACTCACTATCTACCACCCCCTTGTCTTTGAGATTGGGATGGGGTAGCCAGCCAGCCAAGAATCAAACAGGCAACGCCCAGCGCTAAGGTACCAATAACGATACTGAACAAGTAACCTGCGGTAACAATCGCTATCACCCCGGCTATAAATAACAGTGTGGGCAGTGCAGTCCGTAATTCATTCAGCTTTTCCGTAGTCCTCACCCCTTTGTCTTTTCTGTATTTCTAAGTGCTTTCAAGCTCGTTTATCCTCACATATATATAACGTAACGTGTGCACCATTTTTAGAAGCTGGCGTTCATCAGGAAGGCGTGACGCTGTTCTGGGGTCATGCCGGACAATGGGCTGGGCTTCTTCTTGGGGTCAAAGTCAGGATCAATATCGCTGTACTCATAGATGGCGCGGCTCATGGCGTTTATCAGGGCATCCACTGCATCAATCTTGCTGGTGTAGCGTTCCTTATCCACCTTGATACCGGCACTGGTGCCGACTACTACGGCATTGGTCATGGCGTATTGAATAATTGGGTCGTCGGGAATGTGTATACGGCCTTCACGGAACAGTTTTTGCAATTCGTGGGTCGGTCGGTCCAAGTCCTTAGCAGTCTGACGTAACGGCATAATGGGCCAGCTATCCATCTGTTGCAGTTTGTCGGTCACATCTGAACTGCTCCACGGATCAAAGACGATGAACTTGACCTGCAACTGGTGGTCTTCGATATACTCGCCCAGCCAAGTCACTACGGCGTCATCATCAATGTAGCCCCAGCGATTACGGGCAATGTCGCAGTAACCGCGCTCTTGGGCGCCACGGTAGTTGATTCCGTCTTGTTTTTCCTTGGCTTCGATACTGCCGGATGTGTGATTCAGCGGAATCCAAGAATGCTGCTCCAACCAGTAGTGAGTGACGCCGCTGACTTGGTAGGGGTAAGCAAAACCGATAGCGGTATCGTCGGACAGCTTGGATAAGTCGATACCAATAAAGACCACATGGCCTGTGATGTCGATTGTCGGCTTTTGGCTTACAGCTTTGTGGATGTCGTGGATATTTAAGTATCTGTTTTCCTTTACCGTCAGCCACAGGTTCAAATTTTTGTTGATGAACTCACTGATTGAGCCGTCAGCTTTCTTTGTATCGCGTTCAGCAATCATGGAATCCATCATGGTTTCACCCTTGATGGCTAAGATGGGGTTGGACTTGGGCCATTGACTGGGGGCATCTACCTCGTCTTCACTATCCTGGGCATAGTTCACCATCAGATAGTCATCCAATTCACGCTGGTCATCATGAAGCATGGAATCGCGCAGCATCTTTTCATCCAGGAACAGGCTGGATGTGGCGTCAGGGTATGCGGTTGAGATATTCCAGGATTGACTATCAAAAGTCTGCACCTGGCCGGACGTAATCTTGCCGTTGTTCTCTTTGATTAAGCCAATGCGGTGGTCATCACCAACTTCGTCATGCACAGAGAAAGCCAGGTGATAGCTATCGAACTGGCCGGATTCGTCAGATAGGCGCAAAAGCTGGTTCTGGTTGGTGTTCGACTTCACGGCGTCTTCGCCCACTTTAACTTTGTGACTGCGCATCCAGCCGCCGAACTGATTGTGTCTAAGCCGGGTGAAAGTAGTCTTGATATAGCGCCAGCCCTTCTTGCTCTGCTGGCTAACAGGGGCAATGTAGGCCATATCTTGGTTGGAAAACTGGGCGCTTGCGATCAGGTACTGATAAGACAGAAGAATACTGGTCAGATAGGTCTTGGAATTGGTGCGGGCAACACTGAACAGAACTCGGTGGAAGCGCCGTTCACCTTCTGGATTCCGCCAGCCCTGCGACCAACACAATAATGCTTTTTGGAAGTCAGCCAGGGGCAAGGGCGTGCCAGTGCTTGGGTCTGGGCATATTGAAGCAAAGCCTAAGACCTCGCGGCACTTGTCCAAGTCGTAGTGATATGGAAAGTCTTTTTGCCCTATGCGGGCCAGGTCTTGCAGATGCCGGAATGCTTGCAGTTTGATGTCTTCACCAGCAATTACCTGCCCTTCCAGTATCTGCATCGCGTAGACTGTGCCGGGGTCGCGGTACTGCTGAATCAGCTCATCGTAAGCCCCTGCGTCTCGCTGTTCTTGATATGCCTTAGCTACCGTCATCTTGGGCTGGGTCAGATCGTATTGCCGCATCAGAAGTCACCGCCCTTCTGCTTCAAGTCCTGGGCAATATTCTGGGTATCGTCAGCATCATCCTCTGTAGTGAGATTGATGAGACTAGCCCGTGCTTGTGGTGATAGGCCAAGTGATTCTGCCAATGACTTCACCTTTGCGGTTGCGGAATCCAAGACTTGGCAAGCGGGGTTGCGGCGCCCAGAATCCAGTAGCACGCCTTGTTCTTCAATGGCTTGGTAAGCCCAGCGTTCCACCTGCACCTGCTCACACAGTGCGGTCATGACGTTCTTATCAATTTCCTTCACCATATGCTGGGAATTGAGTTGCGGCGCCAATGTCTCCCAAGTGGCCCGCGCTACGCCCTTCAAGTGTTTGGGCGCTCGCTCTTGAAGCCGGTTCAAGTCCTTGGTCTTGTCCAGCAATGTTTCTGTTCTCCGTCGTTGGTCGGCCCGATCGGAATCGCTAGTTGTTATTTTTGGTTTTCGACCAGCCATATTTTGCGACCTTCTTTCATGGTTTTGAACAATGAATGCTAATGCATCAACATGTATAAAAATAAAAAGGGCCGTTTTCTGCGACCCCTTTGGCGCTGATTTATGCTGCTGTTGTGCCGATTGTTTACTGCCACAACCCCATCAATAAAAAGTTTTTATTTCTGCATATTTTTAGAGAGAAGACCACTTTGTTATGTGCGGTCCCTTTCTCACCTGTGGGGGCGGGGTATTTCAGTGTCAATTACACGTTAGTGGTGTTATTTAATTGTTGACCATGTTTCATTTACTTGAACTATATTGACGTATTCAGTTCTATCGTTCGTTATTGTGTTTTGGCGGTCGGCATCCAGAATGCTGGCCCATCTGCGACCCCACACCATTTTGGTCCTCATACATATATACGTATGGTCGGCATGAGTTTTTGGGCAAAACAAAAGCCAACCAGGTTAGTGATTGGCTTAGCTCGATGCTTATCCTTGGTTAGTGCCTGATGGTCTGGCCCTTCTGCTTACTTAGCACCCTTGTCCACCAGTCCGATTGGGGTGATTAACAAGTGTACCTTTGGGTACGGTCGTTCAGGAACAGCGCCATGAATAACAAGCGTGACTGTTCTTACACCTGTGACTTCATCAGCAACGGGCTAGATTAAATCTAGGGCGTCTTCTTTTCCCTTAGCACTTTCGTCCACCAGCTGCGGTCTAAGTGTCTCAACTTAGTATCTCCGTTGGGTTGACTAGCAATGGCTTGTTCCAACTTCGTTTTTCGGTAGTGACACTTGGGGCACAATGTCCAGAGATTAGCTGAATTAAGGGTGTCAGAGTTTGATAGCAGGCGTCTGGGGATAATGTGGTCAACTATCTTGCGATCCTGCACAACGTTACCACAGACCTGACACGTGGCTAAATCACGGCTGTACACATAATCACGGACGGCTTGCCATTGCTTGCTGTGATAAAATGCTGTGGCTGCTGGATCTCGTTCTGTTTGGTCGTATGTTTTGGCCTTCTGTTCCTTGATCGCTTGGGCTAACTTTGACCGGCGATACTCATTCTTCTTTGCCTGCCAGGTTTGTTCATGCTCTGCTTGATGTTGCGGACAGTATCGCTGACCAATGGGGATGATGTGGTGGCATCCTGGCTCACCACACTCGTGCACCATATTGCTGGTGTTCTTTCTGCGTCTAGTCAAAGAGAAAGCCTACCAAGTAACCTGCATCATCATCAGCGTACACTTCATCAATGTGCCAGCCAGCGGCGCGGTATCGCTTAATAACTTCGTGGATAGTAACTGGGTTGTATCGGTCGGCGTTGATGAACAAGGGCTCTGGGTCACCAATGTTCAGTTCAATTTGTCGTTGCGTGCTATCCAGTAGCTCATCCAAGTGGCCATATAAAACAGCAGCATCATGGACATTCATGACATGTTTCATAACGTTTAGTCTTCTTTCATCTTGGTGTACTTTGCAATCTTGGTGGCATTGAAGTCGGACCACTGGTCAACTGGCTTGCTGCTGTCAAAGATATAAACAACGGGGAACGAACGGATGCCCTCTGCCTTGAAGGCCGTAATATCTTGGGCCGTGGCTTGGGCGATACTGACCAGCATCACTTTTGATAATTGGTTGATTGTAAGGCGGCATTTCATGCAGTTCGGCTTGGTATAGACTTTGGCATGAATTGAATTATGCAACTGCTTCACCTCCCAATGTATATGTGAGTTCAAGCCTGTTGGTGCTGTATTCATAGACCTGTAAAATGTGGTGTGCCATCGTATAACCATTCTTCTTTTCGTAATTGTCTGATGGCTTAGGCGTGCCCATCTGACGCAATATCACACCGTTTTCGTCATCAGTCACTTCATGGTGGAAATGGCCGTAATGTATTTCACGCCAGCCAGTATCAGACCAGATGTTGCTGTATTCATTTGCAAACAGCATTGGCAGTTTCTTGAGTGCTACGTCCCCGTGAGCCATCAAAATACCCACGTGCCCCAGCTGAAACGCCTGCCGATAACCGGTAGTGTTATGCACCGTCAATTGCGGATAGCGGTCTGCCAATCCATCCACAAAGGCCCACTGAATATCGGCATCATGGTTGCCAGGGATGGCGTACAGGTCAACGTGAGCGGCATTAGCCAGACTGGTTTGAATAACAGTGCCCACAAAGCGTTTCGCGTCTTCCCACGCCTGCACGGTATCAACGTGGTCAAGCTGGGTATTCTTGGCGGTCTGCGTTTTCTCCATGAAGTCTGAATGCAAAGTGTCGCCACCTAGCTCAATAACTACCCGGTTATAGTTTTGGCGGTCAAAGATGGTCTCCAATTGCGTCAAAATGGGCATGAGTTGAGCAAAGTGCGTGACTCCAAAATGTAAATCAAACAAGGGGATGACCAGATTGTTCAAGGGGTAGTGCTTCGCCACCTCACCCCTTGGTTTCACATAAACAGGCTTCACCTTTTCGTTCAGCACGGCGGCCAGCTCATCGGTAGTAATGCCAAGGCGTGGGCGAACTTTCACATGGATGGCGTATTGCGGAACGGTTCCGGCGGCTTTGCTGTGTTGTTCGTAGACCTTGTATTCACCGCTCACCAGCTCAAAATAACTAGGATCGTAGCCACATAAGCGCATTAATGTTTCTGGTGACTTGTCCGGCCCGTGCTTCAAGGCAACCAGAACCTGGGCGTCTTGGACACCATCGCTAGTCATATGAATAGTGGCAGCGTCCGCCTGAAAGTCACGGGCATGGGCATGAAAGTGGTAGCCCAAGCGGTTGAGATGTTTACGCACCGCTTGGGTGTTCAGATTCAGGTTGAATTGGTCGTTTAAGGCGTCTGTAACCTGTCTGCGGCTGTTTCCCTTGAATAGCAATTCAACAGCCGTTTTGTTCATTTCCTTCGTCCACTTCAAAATGGGATGCCCCCTAAGTTTAGCTTAGTTACCTCGTTGTTATCTGCTGGCGCTGGTGCTGTTTCGGGTGCTGGTGCGTTGGATTCCGCGCTAATGGCATCCAACTGCTTGTCCAGTTTATCTAGGGCGGTATCCACTGATGGTGCTGATTTGGGTGTGCTCTGCCCGTCTTTGGATTGGATTAACCAGACCCGATCAATGACCACATTCCAGCTATAGTGCACTTCGCCGTTTTCGTCTGGGTAGCGACTTGTCTTGATCTCGCCAGAAACGCCAACCTGTTCGCCCTTCTTACAGTATTGGGCCAGAATCTCGCCCGTGCGATTGAAACCAACGACGGGTATAAAGTCAGCGGTGATGCCGTCTTTTGTGTTGTAGCTACGGTGGACAGCCAGTAATGTTGCTGACGCGCCGTTGTGCGATTGTACGTCAGTGGCTAAGCGGCCAATCAGGTTTACAGAGTTCATTTTTCATTACCCCTTTGAATTTGTTCGTAGCAATGTGCCAGTATGTTGGCAAAGCGATATTTATCAAGATTAGGCGCGCGGCAAAAGTCGTTCATGACCAAGCCTTGGTAACGGATGAGCGACTTGTTCACCAGCGGCTCGACGTAGCGCCGGTGTACCTTAATCCACAGTGCAATATCAAGGTCTGTGGTGTCTTCGTCAGCCATCAGCTGGTTCCAATTTTCTAAAATCGCTAGTTCTTTCGCCTGATGCTGGGCCTGCTCTTGCCGCTGATACGACACCGACCGGTTCCGGTGGGAATTGCAGTAGGCCGCCACATTGCGCAATTTATTGTTGAATTGCCGGTCGGACTGACCAAAAGCCAACATAGTATCTTGCTTCCCGTTCGTCAGCAAGGACTGCACCCACTGCTGGGTCTGGTGATTAGAAAACATGGATGGGGCCATATCCAGCGCCCGCGTAATGTCGGGTGAAACCATTTCGCTTTGCCCGGATTGGTTCGGCCCTGACAGAACGATTTGTTCGGTCAGCTCGTGTTCTGCCTGGTCGGCATGGTGTTTGCGGCGGGCCACGTCTTTGCGTGCGTAGTGAACACGCCACCCCAGTTCTGGCGCTTCTGTCTCAATTGCAATAGTCAATTTCTGTTCATCCCAATCCATCAATCTGTGTTCAATGAGTTCCAGCACCAATTCTTGCTGGGCGTCTGCCAGGCTGATGTGCAATTCCCCGGCCAGCGCCTTGCAGTTAGCCTGAAATTGGGGCATGTTGGCCAGCTTCTTTACTACTTCATCAGATAGCAAAGGGATGTCACCGCCCCTTATGCTCGGCGACCGCAACAAAGATCAGACCGGTTAAGTAAAAAGCGGTGTAGAACGCCACCGTCACCAGCCAGTACGTGTTGATTGCCCGCCAAGGCGTAGTAATGACATTGGCAAAACGCAGTAAAGTCATCAATGTGCCGATAATAATGACTAGATTATTGAGTGAAAAACGAACTACTTTGTTTTCTTCGTCCATAATGTATGTTTCCTTCTTTCCTAATTCAGTGACAGGATATAGTGGCTGCCGTTGTGTTCCTTGGTTGGGTTCTTGGCCCAGCCCCTCATCGTCGTAAAGCTCACGCCTGCGTTAGTAGCGGCTCCGTTGATGGAATTGAACTTTTGGACCAGTTTTGCTTTGCCGCCGTCGTACTCAAACTGATAAACAACCCGGCCATTGATACGGCCGTCACGAACTTGGCCCAATCTGTGGGCTTTGCGCAGATTGTTGGCATGAGACAGCCACTGTAAATTGACGGCGCGGTTATCAAGCGGGTCATTATTGATGTGGTCCACGTCTGATAAGTGGTCAGGGTTCGGAACCCAAGCTAATGCGACCAGATGCTGCACTGTGGTGGTGGTAGAAGCATGTGACGGGGTGCTGACGTTTACAATTTGGTAGCCCGCATTATTTACCACAGGGTGAACCAAACGACCTGTAGCGGTGCTGATACGGCCGTCCTCGCTGGCGTAATAGCCGCTGAACTTGCCAGCCCCGCATTGTTTGAACTCTTCGTCATTGATTGATACATTCGCTTTAATCATTATAATCCCATCCTTCCATTTCCTGTACTATACGTTAGCATAATTATTACACGTTGAAGGTGTGGTACATGGTTTCTGATAGACATTGGACAGATAAAAATGGTTTTTCTTTACCCGTCTATAGAAGAATATAAGCCAAACACGAAAAAGTTGTGGTCTTTGCCCTAAATCAGCGTATTAAAAAGGCATTGTCATCGAGACAACGCCAGGGGAAGGAGGTCGTTGAAGGGGTCATTGGGTCGATGACCCCATGGGGGTGTGGCGGAAATTGGGGGGTGGTGATTCGCCATCCCGGGCAAGTTACAGGCGTAGTTTAAACTACACTCGTTTTCCCTTACTGCTGCATGAATTACGGCGATGTTGTTTTTACCCCGGTAGCCAAAAAAGGCTACACCACCGTGATCCATAAACGTATGAATGACTTGTCGCCGATCTTGGCGAAAAGTGTTGATACATCAGGGCGGGCAGGTTACTTGGATTCCCCCGATAAACTCAAACGTGAGTATTACGTATTTCCGTGAACTCGGAAATACGGTCATCACGCCGTTCCCACCAGCTGACTATTTGTCAGGCAGTTTTTCAGATTCCACGGATAAACCAAAAACAAGGTGAATATTCTTCCCATTGTTCAGCAAAGCTGTGCTGTAGCTGGGTTTTGGCCTGCTTCCAAAAATTGCTTCCATTTTTTGAAACTGGAAGCAGTGCAAAAAATGGCTTAACGACGGGCTTTGTAGCCCATTGCTTCCAAAATTGCTTCCAGTTGCTTCCAGTCAAAATAAAAAATGGAAGCAGCCTTAGCCCTTGTGCCAGTTGAGATACAGCCAGATTGCTTCCATTTTTCCGTTTTTTTCCAAAGTTCTTTTTATATATATACAGACACCTTAACTTTTTCCCGTGTAAAACTTTTGAATTTACTCAAAAAATGGAAGCAAATTTTCTGCATGCCTTGTGGCTGTAGTGTTTGATCTGCTTCCATTTTTTTATTCGATTGGAAGCAACTTAATTTCTAGAATCTCTGTACCTCTTGTGGCTCTAGCAGTTAAGTCCCATTGGGTGTGTCGAAAAAATGGAAGCAAAAAATGGAAGCAATCGGCCAAAAATGGAAGCAAAACTGGAAGCAACTTTTTGGGAACAAAAATAGCCCCACATTTTGGGGCTAAATCAAAGCTAGTTGAGTTTCTGTTTTTGTTCCATTACCCTTTTGCTGGTGTAGTAGGCAACTTCAAATAGGAACAGAACGTCATCATAGTTGCTACTCACCATCGGGCGCCAGCCCAAACTGATTAGCGTGCAGAACACCAGATACTGCCCGCGTGGCGTCCACTTGTCGCCATCCTTTAGCTGGTCCTGCTGGGGCTTGAAGCGGTCGCACATTTCCCATTTGCCGCCTACCCGTTCCTGCAATCCACATCGCTCCAACGCCTTGTTCAGCTCACCAGCAGTTGTCTCATATTGCCCTGCTAACTGGCTGACCGTCATGCAGCATTCCTTGCTAGATGGATAGGATTGCAGTAAATTCCAAAGTTTTTGCCGGGGCTTTTCTACTTCATAATCACCACTAAGCGTGGCCGCCTTGACGTAGGCAAAGTAGTTGGTGGGATTAACCCCGTGGTTATCATGCAATGCCTGGCTAAAGGCGTCGATGAACTCGCCCATTGGCAGGGTCGAAAAGTCTGTAGTTGGTGCCGATACAGGCACTGGCTTACTATCAAAGGTGTCGATGTAATCCCAGGCTTCTTGATCCTTGGTGTCGGCCAAGATGTAAAAGACCACCCGCAGGGTCAGTAAAGCATCCTCTGTGGGATGTAGGTCATTGCCATCGCCAACCCACCGGGGCACGATGTAATAATCCTCGTGCTCCACAAAGGGGCTGTCCTTGATTAAATCGTGAAGCCAAGTGCTGTATGACCGCTTATCACCAAGATAATAGTGCAAGGATTGGGCACTTACTGCCCACATGTCGGCATACGGGATGACTGTGATTTCTTTTTCAGCTTTGTTCATTGTTGATGTCTTCTTTCTTGTGTTGTTTTCTACTTGGTCAGGCAAGACATGGTGTGGTCAAAATATTCACCATATCCATCAAACTCAATTACCGATTCCTTGAAATTGTCATGCGTCACGCGGGTTTTCTTCTTCGTCCAGCCGTATTCCCCCATGCGTTTTGCAAAAGCTGGGCGTGATAATGGCCGGATGAACCCAGAATCTTTGCAGAAGCTGGCAAACTGCCCGTATGCCCACTTCAACGGCACTACTTTGTCTTTCTCCCAGTCCGTTTCGTCCATGAAATTGGCTACTTGGTCGTTGCCCTTGGCAAAGTCAGCCAGTAGGTCTTGGCTCACTTTTGGTTGGGTGAATTTATCAAAGGCGCCAGCAAATTGTAGGGCGTACTTCAAAATCCATTCCCGTACCGCTGGCCGCTTTACATAATCTGTTTTGATAGCATCATTGGCGTGGGCCAAGTCGAACTGGGCTAAGAATGGGATGATTAGCAGACGCCGGTTGGTGCCGCCCGTTTGGTTGGCAAACTTTGGCAACTCGTTCGTGGATTGGATGACCGTACCAGAGAACGTGAAGTTGATGGGTTGCTTGTTCTTGATGTCGGCCCGCAGCGTATCGCCTGTGACGGCGCTATTGAAGGCACTTTGGTCTTCAATGTACTTACCAGCCTGCACATCATCGCCGATGACTACGGACTTGCCCATCAGTTCATTCAATGCAAAGCGCTCGCTGAATTGGTCGACTTTCAGGTGCGCGGTGTTGTCGGAACCAACCAAGGCTTCCACCAACGCTTCAAACGTGCTCTTACCATTGGCGCCGTTGCTCTTGACGTTATCGGGGTTGCCGACCAACCACACCGCTTGCCGCCGTGTGTATGATGACTGACAGACATCCCCAAGGACCTCAAAAAGCGCTTTGAACACATCCTGATACTTGTTGGCGATATTCAACAGCCACAGGCTTGGTTTCCAGTCTTCCTTGCCCTCGGTCTTGATGACCGGCTCAACAGCATTGGGGTTGTAATTAGTGGCAATCTTGGCCGTGAAGTGAAACTTGGGGCTGAACCCCACCAGCTTTTGAGTGGTCAGGTCGAAAATGCCGTTTTGGCAGGCCACCAGCATCTTTTCATGGATTGGTTTACCGTTTCGTACCCTGTCGTTGTCAGTCAGGATGTGGTAAACGTCGGCAATTTGCTTTGCATTGCCCGCCGGAAGAACTTTGTGGGCAAAGCCACTGAACAAAGTGTCGGACGCCGTGTAGATGCCTTTGTCGGGGTCATACAGATAAATGGGTGAATTGGGCAAACTCCTGTCCATCCACATGGGAATGTCTTTCAGCAAGATGTCAGCGGCATCGGCGATGGACAAACTGGCGGTCTTCTTAGTCTTTGGGTCAACCGCTTCAAGTTCCCTTTGCTTTTCATCCAGCCGCTTTTTGGTATCAGCGGCCAATGCCAGGTTGATGGATTGGATGGTGTAATGCTGGGCTTCTGACGCTCGTTGATAGATAGGAACTAGGGTCTTGAAGCGGTTGATGAAGCCGACCTTATTCGGCTCGTACTGCGTTTTCAGATGCTCTTCCAGCTTGGCTTGATTGTCAGCTTTCCAATTACTATCACCATCGGCCAGCACATCCATTGCGTCGTACAGCGCAGTTTCACTGATGTCGCCCTGCTGGAAGTAGCCAATCAGTTGAATCATAGCAGTTGAGAAATCCGCTTCATTGCCTAAATCTTTCTCCGCTACATATTCGGTCAGCAATTCATGAACATACTCATCTGGGAACTTGGAGTTGAAATGGGATGCAGCTGGCTTGGTTGGCACTGTTTTCTTTACTGGTACGTAATTAGCGACTGCCTCATCAACATCAAACTTGCTACCGGCATGAATAATGATTTTGTCCTTACTGACGGGCGTAATGACGGGTGCCGAAAACATCTGCACCCACGTCGTCATGTGGTCGTCAGACTTAATTCCCAGCAGTGCGCTGATTGAGTAGATGACGGCTTCTTTCTCATCCTTGCTAACCAATGGGCGGCTTGGCTCAATTGCCAAGTGGTAGCGCGCCCCTTTGAAGCCGTAGCTGATGGACGGCCACAGAATGAAGTTCAGCTTATCCAGCGTCGTGTTAATAGTAGACAAAAACGCTGCTTCATCTGGGATTTCATCAAAGTCAACCAAGATCAGGCTGGCTTTGTGGAAGGTTTCGTTGGACCTCTTCCCATCATCAAGTTCACCGGCCACAATGTATTTAAGACTGTTGGCCTTAAAATCGCCGACACTATCTGCATTAACATTTGCTTGTTGCGGATGTTTAGCCATTTCTTTAAGCTCTTCAAAATCGCTTGTTGCTGCAGATGGTACTGCTTCCATTACAGAATTTTTGAAACCGTTTTGTGTAAATAACATGTAAATTGCCTCTATATCTTGTCCAGAGGGGCAAAACGTGCTATTCTTTACTTGTCAGTAAGTAGAATAGTCATTTTCCTCTGGATGTACGTTCGCTGATTCCTGTGTCAGCGGCTGAAAAATGTCCAGCTCATTTTCATCATCATTAGTCAT